GTTGGACCTTGAGCGCCAGTAGCACCTACTGGTCCAGTTGAACCTGTGGCACCAATCGGTCCTGTTGCACCAGTTGCACCAGTTGGACCTTGAATGTTTCCGACATTTTCCCAAGAACTTGTTACAGTATTCCAAACATACAAATCACCAGCGCCAACAATGTATGCATCGCCAGAATTGCCAGTTGGATGTGCTGCTTGCAATGCAGCAAGAGTTGGATAAGTTCCAAGAATTTGAATTCCTGCACCTGTCGCACCAGTAGAACCAGTCGCACCAGTAGCACCTATCGGTCCAGTTGCACCTGTTGCTCCAATTGGACCAGTAGCACCTTGTGGACCTGTTGCACCGATATTTCCTTGAGGACCAGTAGCACCAGTTGGACCTTCAATACCTTGCACGCCTTGAATACCTTGAATACCTTGTGCGCCACTTGCTCCAGTTGCACCAGTTGCACCGACAGGACCAGTTGCACCTGTTGCACCTACTGGACCAGTTGTACCTGCAGGACCTGTAACACCAGTTGCACCAGTAGCACCAACAGGACCTGTTGCACCTACTGGACCAGTTGCGCCAGTTACACCTTGAACTCCAGTTGCACCTGTTGCGCCAGTTGCACCAGCAGGACCAGTTGCACCAGCAGGACCAGTTGCACCTGTTGGACCTTGTGGACCAGCAACGCCAACATCGCTGACAACAACGGTGTTTGTATCCTCAAAAATTTCAATGTTATTAGACACGGGTTACCTCACCTGCAACTGTGATTTGTCCTTGGAAAAGTCTTGTGACAACTCCACCCGAAGCAATTTCTAAATCATAAACATAATATCCAGCATCTAAATTACCTGTTTGAGTAGCAGTTGCTGACAATACAAGTTTTCCTAGATTGCCAGTGATAACGATGCCACCATTAGATGTAGTCAATGTCAAAACAGCATCATCAGAATTATAGTTCTGACGCAATTGCATCGCTGCTGTATAGCCAGTCAAATTGATGGCTGCTCCATTTGAATCTTTGTAAAGAACATTGAGATTCCAATTGGAGCCTTGGTCCATTGTAAAGTTGTAAATACCTGCAGTCATTACTTCTCCGTTGCCCAAACTAAGAATCCGCCAACCGCTATCAACGCCAACGGAACGGAAATCATTGCAACCCCGATTGTAAATAAAGCCACACCAAGAACTTCAGCGGCGATTGCCCAATCTATTTTCTTCATTGTGGCTCCTTAGAGATTGAGTGAAAAGAATTTTGGAACTGGTTGCTTAGGCTCTGGAGCCTGGGTAGCGCGGTCATAACCGAAGATGCTGGCAACAGCAGCATCAATCTTGCGCTTACTTGAAGATTTGCTAACCATCACTCCGCGTGATGATTGTTTTGTTACACAGTTATTGACATGGCGAGCAAGTCTTTCATCGCCATCGTGAGTGAAGGATTGATTGACAACCGCTTCATAAAATTTCTGAGTTGCAGGCACCATGCGCTCTGCAGAGTTTGGATACGAGACTACTGGCAGTCCTTCTTCGTCAAGAACCATAAAGGTTCGCTGCCATCTGGCTGGGTCGAAAACAATTTCTCGCACACTAAAGCGACTATCGCGTGCAGTGTTGATGATTGTTTGTTCGACTTCTGCGACTGGTACATGCCAGGTATTGTCTGCATCTACTGGCCTTTCCCATAATCCAACAACCATCAAATGTGGTTTTTCTCCGCCAAGTAACCAGGCAACCAACGCTGTTGAGTCATTAGAGAATGCACCATCAAATGCCAAGATAACTTCTTCACCTGGTTCTGATGTTCGCTCTTTATCTTCCAACGCTTCCCAAGTTCCGTGTGGAAGCCAGGCGGTTTGAGTAGATGTCCAGATGTTCAATCGTTTAGTTTTGAATTCTGCTTCTGGAGTTCTCAATACCGCGCTGGCAAAATCATCGGCTGCGCAAATGTCGCCGTATCCAGGGTTTGCTAATTTCCACGCATCTTCTGTTTTGTAATCAAGGGTTTCATCGCCTTCATACCAAGCAAAGAAGAATGATGAATCTTCAATTTCACCTGATGCAATGCGCTTGCCATAATTGTAAAGGTCATAGCACAGTGAATCTTTACCACTTGAATCTGTCTTAACACCAGCGGTGGTAATTGCCACCAACATTGGCTCTGTTCGTGCGCCCATCGCAAGTGACATTACATCAAAGAGTTCACGATTGGGCTGTGCGTGCAATTCGTCAAAGGCAACAAAGGTTGGTGATAGACCTTCTTTAGTAAATGCTTCGGCTGAGAGAACGCGATAACTTGCACCGTTTTTTGGATTGTAAATTGCATCGCGATAGACCTGCAAGAATTGCAATTCTGGTTCCAAGCGAATCATCTCTTTTGCATTATTGAAAACAATGCGGGCTTGGTCACGGTCAGCGGCGCAAGAATAAATCTCGCCACCTGACGGACCCAGTGCCAAATGCTCAAGAGCCACAGCAGAAAGCCACGCTGATTTACCTTGCTTGCGGGGAAGCCCAATCAAGGCAATCTTATGTTTCAAATATCCATTGTCTTTGACAGCAAAGAGATTTTGAGTCAGTTCTCTTTGCCAATCACGAAAGATTAAAGGCTGGCCAGCATTGCCCGCAACAGAGTCTTTAGTTATCTTGCAAAGCGTTTCAGCAAAGTCAATAACTTGATTGCCACGGCTGTGTTGGTATTCATTATCTGAAACCTTTGACAGATACTTTGGTGGCCATCCCCCAATGGCAGTCATTAATCAGTTCGTTTCTGCCTACGGGCAATAAGTTGGTCCAGAGCGCTTTGTTTTTGCACCTCAGCAACTCCTAACTTAGTTCTTGAAATTGGGTCAAATCCAATTGAGGATAGCATAGAAACTATTTGTGATTCTAAGGACCGCAACGCTACGCGGTCGCGCCAATCACTACCTTTGAGAACTTGAAGACGCAATTGAGTTCGTTCATCCATAGACTCACAAAGCAAGATGACCATTTCTAAATCTGATGCTGGACTAATCCAACTTTTGCCTTCATCCCAAATGCGGTTCCAAAGTTTCAAGCCTTCAGGGCCAAGTGGCCGTGGCGGTGTTGGTGGCTCTGCGGCCATTGGCAGCGCCACTACGTTTTTTAATTCTGGCAGCGGCCGCTTGCCTGGATTGCCAATCTTACGCTTTAACTCATTAGGCTTTGGCGGATTCGGCATTCTGCACCAGCACTGCTTTCTCGCCCGTCAAATTTTCCCATCGCTTGATGATGACATCGCAATAAATTGCATCTAATTCCATTGCATATACTGTATGATTTGTTTTTTCTCCAGCAATCAATGTAGAACCAGCGCCTGCAAATACATCAATAATTTTTGCATTTTCTTTAATGAAAGACAAACACCAAATCATCACTGGCAAAGGTTTCATTGTCGGATGAAATTTTTGTTCACCTGACCAATGATGTTCAAATAATCTAGCCTGTTTCCCCAAATTTGTCCAAGCCAATTCAAATTCACTAAAACTTAAATTGTTTATTTTTTTATACCAACAAAGCCAATGATTAGTAGGTGGTAATTCATCACTAAAATAATTTCCACCCCATATTATTTGTATTGGTGCAAGATTTAGAATTTTTTTTATTTTTGGTTTTTCTTTATCCCAATTTTCTCCGCGATGATATGTGGCTGGATTTTCTTTTGTTTTTCCTAATTGCATTTTATTTGCATTGATGCCGTAGGGCGGGTCGGTAATTAAAGCATCCATTATCTCGCCATTTATTAACTTTGCAATTTGCGCTTCATCAGTGCTATCGCCACACATCAGGCGATGGCGACCAAGTTGCCAGATGTCACCAAGTTTTGTTACTGGCTCAACTGGTGGCTCTGGTATTTCATCTTCGTCAATTTCTTTTAACGGTTGCTCGCTTTCAATCTTGGCAACCAATTCTGCTACCGCATCATCAGACCAACCAGCATCACGGACAAACTCAGGTACTACTGCGTGGACTTCTTCAATTAAATCAATCAATGCTTGTTCATCATAACTGCCAAGTTCGGCGGTGCGGTTGTCTGCCAGTGCATAGGCTTTGGCTGTTACGTCATCGTCACCGACAAACGCCACAGCGATTTCGCTCCAGCCTAATTTCTTTGCGGCTTGCCAAGTGTGATTGCCAGCGATGATTGTTCCATCATCTTTGCGTGCCACGATTGGCTTGCGCTGACCGAAACGCTCCAGCGATTTCGCCACCGCATCCACGTCACCTTTGCGTGGATTACCAGGCAAAGCCTTTAAGTTTTCAATTGGCGTGGCCAATGAACGCAGGCTTTCTATTATCATTTTTTATCCCCGATTTCTTTATTTTTTTTCAAATCTGAAAACATCTGAACTGCGACAGCGTGCGAGGTGAGGGCGTCGGGGTGGATAGCCGTTCGCGCATATGCAAAAAACAGGCGTACGGAGAGATGCCAGTGGGGGTCTGTTCTATCTGTCGCCTTTTTCGCTGTTGCATTTTCTGCACAAGATTTGCAGATTTGAAATTTCATATCGAAGCGATGGGTCTAAGTCAACCAAAGGAATGATGTGGTCAACTGTCAAATCTTTTGTTGCTCCACATTGTCTGCACCAAGGATGAATCTCACGCAGTTGTTTAGACAACTTGCGCCACTTGTAGTCATATCCTCTGTCCGACCTGGATACCCTGCCACGCTCTTTGACTCTTGCACATTCTTTGCATCGTGATGAACGAACAATCGTTCCACAATCAACACACGGTCTAGGAAGCATCATCATTGCGAACAAGATATTCAATTGCCATCGCAAGATGTGCTTGATTATCTTTGAAGAATCCCAAACCAGAATTACAACGCCAACATAACAATCCACGAATCTTGAGTGTTTCGTGGTTGTGGTCAATTACTAATTTCTTACCAATCTCTTCAGCAGTGATGCCACAGATTGCACACACATGGTTCTGCTTCTCAAGCAATGTTTCGTATTCTTCACGATTAGCATTGCGAGTAACTTGCCTATGTATATTCCTACACGCTCTGCAGATGTTGTGTCTTTTATTCTCACTGATGTTTGTGAAACGAAAGTTATCTATTGGAAGATTTCTTAGACATTTGCGACACTGCTTAGTGTCGTCATTCGATGTCCTCATCTTCTTCATCATCCGTTTCCAGACCAAGTGATGCCATTCGGTCATTGACAGGTAGTGACATATACATCGTCAGCGTGGATTGCACTGCTCTTGTGAGTAGTGATTCGATTGCGTCAAAATGCAGTGACTCATCGGTTGTAAGTTCTGTTCCAACTTCCCCGATGCTAATTGTTATGTTCAGCATTTTTGATTTCCAATCGCGTGTCTAGTAGTTCGTCAATGAACTGTTCAACAATCTCGCGCTGTTGGTCAGAGAAGTCAGATTTGTTGCGAGTCACCGCTGCGTGAAACAGGGCTTCGTCTATCTCTTCAATTTGACTAGAGACAGCAGAATCTGATAACGAAAGTGTATCAGGCTCTTTTGACAACATTGTCAAATCTTCTTTGCCTCAATGATGGCCGAAAGGTCATACATCTTGCCGCGCTTTTCGATGTTGAATTTTCTGATGATTCGGTACACCTCTCGCTGGGTCATCTGCAACCACAACGCAATGGCTTCCACATCTAGGAAGAACTTCCTATTTGGGTTGCTCATTGCCAGTGCCACCAATCTCAATACAGTCCAACTTTGTTTGCATCCAAAGCAACTGACATCAGCAGTTAAATCCTCAACATCAATGACTACAACTTTTTTGCAATCATCGGTAGGACAAGGAATCCGCCTTACCTGTTCTTTGAATTGTTTTGCTGCTGCCCGTCCCCTGGCGTGCAACCCCAAAACTTCTCCCACAAATTCTACGGCCCAAACCTGCGACAGAGACCAGTCCAGTTGAGCCAGGTGAAAGTCACAGGTTGCCTGGACTTCTGCTTCAATCGTTGGCTCCTTGGCCACCAGCGCTGGCGGTGTCAGGCTTCGGTCCTTACGGATGATGGCTTCCCACGAATGCAGGATTGTCAGTAGGTCCGTTGCCATCACGAAATCCAAGGCATTGACATTGACACCGATTGAACGCTCTTGGCTGACGGTGCCACTGCCAGTTCTGGCTGGTTGCAAGAAGTAGCCAGCCTGCCAATGCAGTTCAGGAATCTCTTGCAGCGCCTTTCGCACCTTCACGGTGCAACCAACACAGGCAGCCTGGTCTTTGGAGAATCGGTTACAGATTGTGCATTGCATCAGAATGGCATTCCTTCCATTGGGCTGCTGGCCATGACTGGTTGTGACCAATAGGCAGGCACATCATCCAAGGTCTCAAAAAGTGACATATTGGCACAATGGTGTTCTGCCAGAATCACACGGTCCTTGCCAGGTGCCGCCCACTTGATTCGATTGACACTGCGTTCGACTGCTTCAAAGGAAACTCTGGTTCTGTGGATTTCATAGGTCATCAGACCTGATAGGCGTTTGATGATTTCTTCTTCAATCGTCAACCGCTGTTTGTCCAGTAGGCGACTAAATCCTGCCCAAGAGATGCCTGACCAGACCACGGTATTGCAGCGGGCGCAAATAATGGGTTTGAAGTCTGAAATGCTCATAACTGGTCTTTCCAGGCTGACTGGTCCACTGTTCCCCGTTCCCCTCTAAAGAGGGGGAACGGAGGAACAGTTTGGCCACTCTTGTCCGTACTGTTCCCAGAAATAGTCGGGAACAGTTCGGGAACGGAGGAACAGTTAGTCATTGGGACTCCAAGCCTTCACATCATTTGCAAAGAAATCGGATTGGTAGCCATAGAGATACTTCTGCCCATCCTTGCGATGGCTCAAGTGACCACTGCTGACCAGGCTATCCATCACGAATTTCAACTCTTCGTTGTTCATCCCGTTTCCTTCACTTCTCAACTGTTCAGCAATCTGGTTGCGTCCCATCTCATACCCGTGACGGCGCAGAAGGTCACAGACTGCTTCCATCTTCTGCTCTCTGGTGCTGACCTTGACGGTGCCACCTGTGATACTAACTTTGATACCAAAATTAGCATCAGATTTGATATTAGCAATCCCCAATGTCTTGGCGTCTGGGCAAATGGCTCTGACAAAGCCAGGTCTATCTTTAGTGATGGTCAAGGACAGGGCGCCGTCAATGCCACGGCCAAATGGCTGCTCAACCGCCACACTGACAGCGACCCCATCAATATCTGCTCTCTTAGCCTGCGCTCCAATGGCGTAGTTGCCGCGAGTGTCTTTGCTCTTGGTGACATGGTCAATGGTCAAGATGCCAGAGCCAAAGGTTCGAAGCGGTCTCAAGATTGTCTGGCTGAAATGAGTCGCATCCTTGTTCTTCTCCAAATCCAAGCCCATCAGGTTCATTGCTGCGTTGACACCGTCAACCACCACCAGAGATGGCTTATATTCAGCCAAGGATGCCATCAGAGCCTCTGATACCGCTGGTGTGAATGGAGTATCAGGGTTTGCATACATAAAGGCTTTGAAGCGCTCTGTAGGCGTTTTCAAGGTTTTCAAACGGTTCAGGATTCCGCGAGCAGAATCTTCAAAGTCAATATAGAAAACCGTGTTGCCAAGGTTTAGTTCTTGGCGCACTGCTTCTAGGGCAACCCAAGTCTTGCCTGATTCTGATTCACCAAAGATGGCATTGATTTTGCCAGGATAGAGGATGAAGTTGCCATCTTCTCGTCTGAGCATTGTCGGCTGGACATCTGCTTCAAGTTCATAATCGCCGATTTCTTTGGGAATCCAGGAAGAATCTGCGATGACATTGCCTTCTTCATCGTGCATCTGGACCCCTGAAGGGTTGTAATCAGGCACGCTCAAGGTTTGCAACTCTTTGGATTCACCGTAACCCAATTGACGCAACGCTCTGGCGGCTGCTTTGAAATCACCGCTGTGTTCAATCAGAGCGTAGGCAGCAAACTTGGAGTAGGAAGTCTCTGATTCAAAAACAGATGATGTGGTGAAGCAGTAGAACTTATCGGTGCCAGCGTGATTGGTGGTGGCACTGACACCTTCGCTCTTGCCAGGTCTGCGCCAGGCTGTCACACCGCTGGATGTCGTATAAACCTTGGTCCATCCCAATGGTTCAAGAATCTGATTCCAGGAGACTTTGCGGTTGTAATCATCGCCTGGTGAGAGCGGTCCATCTGATTTCTTGATTTCTTCAGCGATGTATTCAGCCTTGGGGATTTCATCAAACATTGAGAAGAGATGGTGCAGTGCATCGCGTTCTTCTCTGGTGATGGTGGCGATGGACGATGGCCCGCCAATCAACATTGTCCATGCTCCGCCTGACGGATGGCAGGAGCCATTGGTCGGTGCCACAATCACAAATCCACCTTCGCCGCGAGTTTCGGCTAGGACATCAATGCCACCGTTTTCGCCAGGGCGTCTTGCAAGTTTGGTATTTCCTGGAACTTCACCGTCAATGCGATAGAGCCAGTGCAATCCGCCTGATGGCGTTGTTTCGACATAACCAGAATTGAGTTTGTTCCATAGGTGTTCTAGTCCGGAATTTTTGGCAATCTCTGCAATGTCTAAATGCATCTTGCGAGCGACAGCGCGACCTTCAAGTTCCAACATTTCAAGATTGCCAGAGATGGAACCGCAGATGACACCGACACCTTCTGCTGTTTGA